TACAACAACACCTACTGGATACATTGAAATAATTATCAACGGCACAACAAGATATATGCCGTATTACACATAAGGAGAAATAGATGAGTTGGCCAGGCACAACAATCGTGGAAACAAATTTAGATGATACAACAGATTCGCCAGCAAGTGCTCGTGCGGATCTCCTTGACGCAGTACAAAAACTAAACACCATTATTGGTGCAAGAGACACAGCAAGTGGTGTAGCAGGTTTAGATGCAGGTGGTAAAATATCCAACACTAAATTACCCAACACACTGATCAGCAGTGCATCAAGCAACCTAACACTTGACCCAGACACAGGCGTTGTAGTGTTACAGGATATCCTACAACTAACAGGTAAAACAACAGCACAACTAAATGCACTCACAGGTGTTGCGGGACAAATTTCATATTGCACAGATGGAGATACTGGTGATGCTTGTTTAGCAGTATATGACGGATCCAATTGGAGCAGAATCAGTTTAGGCGCAAGTATCTCTGCCACGTGATAAATACTATTGAAGAAAGAATTCACTCCTCTTTTTTCAGGTTAAATGGTATCTTGGTCGTGACCCATTTAACACAAAACAAGTGGTTATACATTTTGTTTTGACTCCATAATATAGTTCTAATATATTTGCAAAAATATATCGCCCCAGTAATGCAATGTTGCTGGGGCATTTTTTTATCAGATTTTGCTTGACAAAAAAGAGTTTGTCATATATACTATAACAAGAACTAAAAATTTAAGGAGTTGAATCGTGTCAAAATATGACCAACCTATTGACCAATGGCAAGATCTTGCCAAATATCTTAACAATTACATCAACCACAGTGGCCAAATACAACGAAATGATCGTGTGTTATGGACCAACTATCTACACAAGTACAACAACACTGATTGGCTTGGCATTGTTAAAACTGTGCTTGATTTAGACGAACAACACCCAGAATATCTTGATTTGGGCAACACCAGTTTGTTTGAAGACATTTACCATAAACTCAAAGATCCAAACAGTGATCTCAAAGTAGAACGTCAAAACATCAAAGCCAAAAGGGTAATGGACCGTGCTGGCAGTGTTTTAGATTTACCAGAGAACAAACAAGATATGTGGAAAATGATTATGGTGTTGCGTGAGTTGTGGTGTAAGATTCAAGACATTGATTTACCAAACAGTGATCTCAGCATTGGAAAATTAGACGAGGGTGGCAACAACATCTTTTTATTCAATAGATGAGGGGCCTTTCACCCCTCTGGTTTTTGCACAAGGAACTGTGTAATACTATTTAAACCAAAAAAGGCTTGACAAAGATACAATTCATATATATACTAAACAAATATCAAGGCAACACAGGCAACACATTATGGCAATCACAATCAACAATCATCACAACACTTGCCCAGTAGTAGCAGTCTTAGTCACAGATGAAAACTGTCCACACTATGCAAAACTATGTTGTAAAAAGCACAATAAAATGATTCAATGGCTCAACGAGGCAGATTTCAAGGCAATAGTAAAACACACAGGCAGATTTGAAAACGATAAAGGCAAAATATTTGACAAGAGTCAAATAGGATTAAACGGGGTTAAACAACGACCCACCCGCCGTCGCAAGCAGCAAGACGGGCATTTATGGACCAATATATATTGATTGTGTGCCGCCATTGGAGGCGCATCATAGACAGCGATCAGTATGTACCATAAGGTATGATGGCCAATCAGAGGGTATAAAAGGCATTTCGCCCATAAACGATATGGCAGGTGAATAAAAAATATTTTTTTTATTTTCCTTGGATTTTTCCTAAAAATGGCGTTGTGGTCTTATGATTAAAAACATTGTAAGACATTAGATGATGTCTAAAGACATCAGCACTTCGTGTTTTGTTGCTTCGCAGGCTCAGCAAAAAACACTTGTGCAACAAATACTTTCGTCTTTCAGACCTCCTTTGACAAGACATCAAAGACACACGAGAGAAGAAAATGTGTTGAGTTTTACGAAGTAAAACGAAAACACAGATGTCTTTAGACATCATTAAATATAACTATAGAATGGAGAAATAGATGAAAACATTATATGATATACCTAATATTCTGGATGATATTGCCAATAACCTTGATAGAATTGCCACAGTTATGGAAAACCAAGAGGTAGAACCACATATACCACCAGAAGAAAATTTAGATCCAGTACCACCATCAAAAAAACTCAAAGAAATGCTCAAAGGTCTCACGGATTCAGGTGAAATATCAGACCCACAAGTACGAGCAGATCAGGCTCGTCGTGCTGAAGATGTATTAGCCATGATTCGCAAACGCAATGAAGATAAGTGAGTTTCACAATTGCACTGAGTTTGTATTCACAGGCGAAATCTACTTGGATAGCAGATTGGTTTCACATTGGGATAATCCTGAATTAGACAGGTTTTTGGAAACTTTGGCAGAACACAACATAACAGATTTTGCTATAAGTCAAACATACAATGAAGTACTACAACGAGAAATAACAGTTCGTGTGAGTGTTGATGCATTCACACCTGAATTTGAATATGATTTAACCACGTTGATGTTACAGGGACTTGAACGATAGTTAAATAGTGTTATGGAATATGAATTAGAGCCAGACGCAGTGGTATTGCCGCCTTTAGCAGTAAAATACTATGAGCCCAGCATATTGTGGCACATCAGTTATTTAGAACGTTGGAAAGTGTGTGCTAGTGATGCAGAGTTTTATACCACAATGGCGTTGATTGATATTATAAAAACATAAATAATATCAGTAGAACACAATTTTTATACCTCGCCATGTGTTTATCTCGTTGTGTTCTACAGTGTTATACAAATCGCTATTGTGTTTTCTGCAAAATTACTATATAGCACACCCCAAATATATTAAGATCGTATAACACTATACCCCCAGCATTGTCCTTTTGTTGGGGGTATTTTTTTGATTGACAAATCTACAAAAGCATATATAATATACATACAAATAGAAACTGGCCACGGAGAAACAAGATGCAGTTTGAAATCAAGCAAGGGATGAATCAGGACATCCTTAAATCCTATCCTGACAATCACTTTGATAGTATAGTAACAGACCCACCATATGGTATAGAGTTTTTAGGCAAAGACTGGGACTCAAACACAGGTGCAGTTGAAACCTGGCAAGAGTGTTTAAGAGTACTAAAACCAGGTGGATATCTATTGGCCTTTAGTGCCGCAAGAACCTATCATCATCTCGCAACAAATATAGAAAGTGTTGGCTTTGAAATCAGAGATCAACTTATGTGGATATATGCTAGTGGCTTCCCAAAAGCACAGGATATTGGTAAGGCCATTGAACGCAGAGAAGGTAAGAGACATAAAAAACCAGATCTGATTCCTTATGACAACAAAGGTGCTGATAGTGAGTCATTGGGTGCATATAGAGGCAAATGTCCCAAATGTCTAAAAGATCAAACACACCAACTTAAATGTAATGATCAAGAATGTGTGTTAAAAGACACAACATCAGACAATGAATGGGCAGGTTGGAAAACAGCCCTAAAGCCAGGCCACGAACCTATTGTAATGGCTCGCAAGCCGTTCAAGGGCAGTACAATTGACAATGTGTTAGAATATGGTACAGGTGCTCTTAATATTGATGCTACTAGAATACCTTTAGAAGAAGGTGCTATAAACCTAAATACGGCACATTGGACTCCATCTGAATACTCTTTTGGAAATGAAGGCACAGGCAAAAAGGAAGATAACTTACCGCCAAAGTTCAATCCAGATGAAAAAGGCCGTTTCCCCAGCAATGTATTAGGCGATATACCAGACTATCAAAAATATTTCTATTGTCCCAAGGTAAGCCGTCGTGAGAGACATTGCGGTTTTGAACAGAAGACTATTCCCACAACATCAGGTGGTATGTATGATAATCATGGCACTGGTAAGATGTATAGTATAGGCACAGATATGAAAACAACAAAAGATCCTCTCGCTCATATATCTACAGGCGATAATTTTGGCGATGGATTAGCCAGTGGTAAAAAATTACACAAAACAAGAGGCAATGATGGCATCCCACCAAACAAAGACTATATGGTTGAAGCAATGGGCGGATCCTGGGTTGGCACCAATATGATTGATCTACCACACAAAGGTAAAATTTATGTTCACGGACTGAAACACGAATATGAATTATGGTGCAAAGAGAACAATGTCACACCCCCAACAGTTGGCAACAACCATCCAACCGTGAAGCCAGTAGAACTAATGAAATATCTGATTAAACTGGTGACACCACCTAATAGTAAGGTATTGGATCCATTCACTGGATCAGGTTCAACAGGTATGGCCGCAGTTGATTTAGGACACGAGTTTACAGGTTGTGAGTTGGACCCTGCTTATGTAAGCATTGCTGAAACCAGAATCCGTGCTTGGAATGATCACGGTTTAGGACCTTTATTTGAATAAAAATGCTTGACAAATACACCATATGGTGTTATATTAAATATAGTTAAACAAACACAAAAGGGCAAAACAGATGAAACAAACAGAATTTGAAAAACTTCCAAAAAATGTACAAGACTTTAGATGGGCATTGTTTTTAGAAAGCGATGGTTATGAAAAAGAAATCAACGAAGTACGAATTCAGCAACTTGCCAAAGAATATGGTGTTGATCTCAACGTTGAGGATCCAGTCCAAAACTAAAATATATATTTTTTTACCCCAAAGCCTGCTACACAACTATCCCTGTGTAGCAGGTTTTTTTTTGGCATAAATAAACGTGTTATAACAAAAGATTCCTATATAAAGGAGAACCATATATGGCAACTATAGTAACCCGTAGTGGTAAAGGTAGTGCCCTCTCACATCAAGAGATGGATGACAATTTCACTAACCTTAACACTGACCTTGTTGCAGTTGAAGCAACCGCAGATGAAGCAACAAAATTATTAGCCACGGTAGATAACAAAACCGCTGGCACACTAAACAAAGGTACTCCTGTATACATAACAGGAGCCACAGGCAACACATATCACGTGGAAGCCGCAGACGCAAGTGATCCTGCAAAGATGCCAGCCGCAGGAGTATTAGCACAACAATTAGCCGCAGACGCAGAAGGCGATATGATCATCGCTGGATTTATCAATGGTGTTGATACCAGTGGATTTAGTGCAGGCGATGAAATTTATGTAGCAGTTGGAGGAGGATTCACAAACAGTGCCCCAACTGGCGAAGGTAACTTAATCCAAAAATTAGGTGTAGTAAGCACAATTGATGCATCAAACGGTGCAGGCTTAGTACAAGGTGCTGGTAGAACAAACGCAACACCAAATTTGGATGAAGATCAATTCTTTTTAGGTAATGCCAGTAATCAAGCAATTGCAACAGACTTCAGCGATGCTGTGGATGCAAGAATCAACGCAGCCAGTATTGACGATCTATCAGATGTTGATACAAGTACTGTTGCACCTACAAATGGACAAGCACTGGTATGGGATGGTACAGCATTGGTATGGGAACCAGGTACAGTAAGTGGATCAGGCATCAGCAATGTAGTTGAAGATACAACTCCACAATTGGGTGGTGATTTAGATGTAAATGACAATGATATCATCAACAACGGTAGTGATCCGTTTTTTAGAATTGGTAAAAACAGCAATTACTCAAATAGTCGTATGCTTAACAATGATGACCTACAAGGCGTGGCCTTAATCACAGACATCACACCAGACAATGTAAATCAAGCAAATGGTATTGGTATTGGTAGTAAGATTGTATTTGGTGCAGATCAAGGATCAACCAGTGATAGTCAGAGAATAAAAAGCATATATGCAGAAACCGTATTGGATCCTGCAGGTTATGATCTGACAACAACAAGCAGTGGTCGTGGGGTAGCAGCCTTACACACTAACCTGTTATTGGATCAAACTGACACAGGCAATGCCAGCACCGTAGATTATGTTAGTGGTTATCAGGCAGTTATTGAACAAGGCAACAGCAAAGACGGTGATTTAACCATCACTAACCTACAAGGTGTGTTTAGTGGATTCTATCTACCAGAACACACGGTGACCAATGTATATGGATTTAGACACCAATGGTTTGGCGTTGATAGCAATATCACAGGCGATCACTTTAGTTTTTATAGCGATAACAACAATGCTATCTTACGCAATGATGGACCAGCAAAACTGGGTGGCATAAACTATCCTACCAGTGCTGGCACAACAGGTCAGGTATTGACCACAGATGGTGTTGGCACATTGACTTTTGAAGACCCAACAGGTAGCGATGTAGTAAATGATACAACACCACAATTAGGTGGCAATTTAGATGTGCAGGACAATTATATTTTTACAAGCCACGCCAGTGGTGATGTGCAAATCAAAGCAACAACCTCAACTGAACCTGTTATCTTTAAAGACAATGGAAACAACAGTACAGAAATTCGTTTATTACAAAACAGCAGTGATGCCCTGGGCACAGTAATCAGTGCATATGATGACATACAAAGCAATTATGGAGATTTAAATTTCCAAGCCCGCACAATTATATTTGATGGTCAGACATATCCTGTTACATTCCGCACCACAGCAAACGGTTTGATGTTTAATTTCCAAGATGAAAATGACAGCAACGCATCATTGTTTAATATTGGTGATATCAAAATACAAGCAAGCAGACCAATACAATTTCCACTATACACCAGCACAGAGATCGCTGGTCTAACAGGCACGGCAGCAGGAATGGTAGTATTCAATACTTCAACAAGCAAATTGCAATGCTATGATGGCACCGCTTGGCAGAATTTACATTAAGGAGAAATAGATGGCTTGGCCAACAACACCAGCAACAACAACACACTTGGATGCAGGCACAGATGACCCAGGTCTTGCTCGTCCACAAATTAAACAAAATGTTGATAATGTAAATGCCATTATTGACGAATTTGGTGATGTAAGTATTACAACACCAGCAGACGGTGAGGTGCTGACATATGTTAGTGCAAACAGCCGTTGGGAAAACGCAACCGCATCAAGTGGCGGTGGCGGTGCTGGATCCACTATCATATTAGGTTTTGATGGCACCAATGATGTAAGCCAAGATGGCGCACCAGGCCGTTATTATTATTTTACTGAGGTTGCAGACCCTGACGGTCACGCAACTATCACAACTGGTCGCCTAACACTAGCAACTGGTGATTATATTGTTGAATGTTCAACATTTATTGATAGCAGTGCTGCTTATGATAGTTTTCCAGAATTCCGTAATGTTACAAGTAATGTAACATATGCAGATAGTTTTATTGAAAGCGGTCCTATATTTGATTTATATAGTTTACAGCGTTTTACAGTAAGCAATGCAACCCATTTGCACGAATTAAAATATGATGCCAGTGTCAACTCTGATCCAGTTGGCAATATTGAAAATTGTATCGTGCGATTAACTAAGATATCTTAAAAACAAAAGGAGACATAATATGTCAGCAGCAACCAATTATTTGGAAAATGAGGTCCTGGACCATATTCTAGGTGAAGGTGCTAGAGATTACACTAGCCCAGCAACACTATTCATTGGCCTTTTCACAGCAGTCACAGACGGTGAAGCAGGATCAGTAACAGAGGTAAGCGGAAATGGCTATGCAAGAACAGCAGTCAATTTCAATGCCGCATCAGGTGGTAGTGCAACCAACAATGGTGATGTAACATTCCCAACAGCATCAGGTGGTGACTGGGGAACAGTAACACACGTTGGTGTATATGATGCTAGTACAGGTGGCAACCTATTAATTTACGCAACACTAGACACATCAAAGACTGTATCAAACGGCGATACATTTGTTATTCAAGACACTAACCTAACCATCAGCCTAGCATAATATTATGGCAACAGTATACGGCAGTGTAACCAATTATGTAGCGGCAGACTACATTGAAAACCAAGGTGATTATCTAATACAGGTAACACCAAGTGCTTTCAGTGCATCAGCTGTGGGCACAATTGCAACTGTTGTTACTCATTTTGGTAGTGCTAGTGCCAATATAGCTGTCTCTGCAAGTGGTATTGCTACAAACCGTGTAAATGCCAGTGGCGGTGCAAGCATGGCTGTATCAACCAGTGCGTCAGCCGTTGTGCCAAGAACTGTGTATGCAGGAAGTACAACCTGGGATACACCCGCTAGTTGGGATGATTGGCCACACAGTCGTTGGATTGGTGGTGTTAGTAGCGATTTAAGCGTCGCTGCAAGTGGTTCAGGTGGTATAACGTTTACAGGTAGTGCCAGTGCAGATATTGTCACAGGTATTAGTGTTAGTGCTGGTTTCAGCGTAAGAGCAACTGGTAGTGCAGGTATAGTATTCACCAGTGATGCTAGTGGATCTAGAATATTCTATGGCATAGCCAATCCTGTATTAACTATTAGTGCAACAGCCAGTGGTATTGATCAAGACCGTGCCAGTGCCAGTGCAAATATTGTACTGGGTGCTAGTGGTAGTAGTGTAGTAACACTGTCAGGTGTTGGTAGTGCAGGTATTGAAATAACCAGTAGTGCAGATGCCAACGTTAGTTTCATTGCTCTTGCAACAGGTGAAATACAACTAACAGTAAATGCAGTAGCAGATGTTGTTCCGCCAGCAGATAGACGAAGAATCTATGTTGTTGATAGCGAAACCAGAGCATTCCTGGTTAACAAAGATAGTAGAGTAACACTGGTGCCTAGTGAAACACGAGTATTAAAAATATATGAGGAGAGTTTGTAATGGCAACATTGACAGGCTATTTAAGAGACCGTGAAGGAGTCTATATTGACAAAGATCCTGAAGCGGAATTGGATTACAGTTTAGACTGGAGCGAATACACATCAGGCAGTGACACTATTGCAACTGCCACGTGGAGTATTGATGCTATAAGTGGAGACAGTGATCCATTAACAACAGGTGCCAGTAGTATTACCAGCGATATCACAACTGTGGTAATCAGTGGTGGAACAGCAGGTAATATATACACTGTGCGTTGTTTGGTTACAACCACAGAAGGCAACACTGATAGACGCAGTTTTAGAATCAGCGTTAAAAATAGAAGCCTATAAAAGGAAAAAGATATGACAGAGACCGTCCCTGAAAAAGACAAAGGCGGGCGTCCTAAATTCAAATTGGACAAAGAGCAAGTAAAACGCCTTGCAGAACTACAATGCACACTAAAAGAAATAGCATTTGTACTTGGTTGTAGTATTGACACAATTAAACGCAATGCACGAGATGAATTAGATGAAGGCTATGCCGCAGGTAAAATCAAGTTACGCAGAGCAATGTTCCGCAATGCCTGTGAGAATATGAGTGCGCCAGTGCAGATATTTTTAGCAAAGAACCTATTGGGTATGAGCGACAATGGATTGATTGACAGTCAAGACAATGCTCCTTTACCATGGAATGAGAGTGAATGAAACTCACTGAACCACAAAAACTAATAGCAAAAGATAAAAATCGCTATCGTATTTTAGCAGCGGGGCGTAGATGGGGAAAAAGTTTTCTGGCTATCCGCGAACTGTGTTATTTTGCAAGAAATCCTGGTACAACCAATTATTACATAGCACCAACCTATCGTATGGCTCGTGCTATATTATTTGATGAATTGCGTGACAGACTTGTTGCATTGCGTTGGATCAAAAAAGTAAATGAAACTGATATGCGTTTTGAATTGGTCAATGGTAGCAAGATATTTCTTCGCAGTGCTGATCAGCCAGATCGCTTAAGAGGTATTTTTGTAAGTGGCATCGTAATTTTTGACGAATATGCAGATATGGATCCAACTATTTGGACTGTAATGCGTCCTGCCATGGCTGACAAAGGTGGCCACGCTATGTGGATATCATCACCAAAAGGTAAAAATCACTTTTATGATTTATACACTTGGGCCAAAGAGCAACCAGGTTGGAGTACATACAAATATACAACTGCCAGCGGTGGAAATGTACCAATAGAAGAAATAGAAGCCGCAAGATTGGATATGGATGAAAGAACATTCAAACAAGAATTTTTAGCAGATTGGGTAGATTATGTTGGTTTAGTATATTATGCGTTCAATGAAGAACAAGTAGCAAAATTTGCTGAAGATATACCAAAAGAAATATTCATAGGAATGGATTTTAACGTGGATCCAGGAAGTGCAGTAATTGCACGACGAGATAAAAATGGATTACATGTGTTTGATGAAATAGAATTGCGTAATACTAACACATTTGAAATGTGTGATGAAATAAAAAAGCGTTACCCAAACAGTAGGGTACATGTTTTTCCAGATCCTGCTGGTAGTGCAAGAAAAACTTCAAGTATAACAACAGATCATAAAATACTATCAAACGCAGGATTCAATGTACATGTGCGTAGAAGCCATCCACCAGTAAAAGACAGAATCAACAGTGTGAATAGTGCTTTTAGCAGTGGTAAATTGCTAATAGATCCACGATGCAAAAGCCTAAGCGAAAGCCTAACAAAACTATCCTACCGCGAGGGTAGTAATGAACCAAGTAAAGGCGGAGCAAATGATTATACGCATTTTACTGATGCCCTAGGGTACATGTGCGAATACTTGTATCCCATTACCAAAATACAACCACCGCGGGTAGAACCAGCACGATGGGCCGTTAATGCACCGCCCATGCGTAGATTTGGGTAAATAACAGTGAGGAATATTTAATGTTTACAAAAGAACAGATTACATCAGTCCACCCTGACTATGCGGCTAACATTGAGCGATATCGTTTTTATGCTGATGCATACAGTGGCGGAACAGAGTGGGCAAACGGTGAGTACTTATACCACTACCAATTGGAAACAACAGGTGAATACCAACAGCGTATAGCAGAAACACCATTGGAAAATCATTGCCGTAGAACTGTAGATAGTTACAGTAGTTTTATATTTGGCGGTAATGTAGAAAGAGATTATGGATCAATTGCTAATAATCCAAACTTGGATCCATTTTTAGCAGATGCAGACTTAGATGGTCGTAGTTACACCGCCTTTTTAAGAGAAAGCCTTAAACAAGCCAGTATATACGGAAGTGTGTTTATTGTAGTGGACAAGCCAAGTAATAATGCAGGCACAAGAGCAGAAGAATTAGCACAAGGTATAAGACCTTATTTGAGTTTATTAAGTCCAGAAAATGTAGTTGATTGGCACTATCAAAGAATGCCAAATGGGCATATGACACTAACATATTTAAAAGCCATTGAAGAGCGTGCAGAAGATTATGTATGCTATATTATTTTTACACCAGACACAACTATGCGTGTAAAGTACTACACAGACAGCGAACAAACAGAAATCTTAACTGAAGTTCCAAACGCACTAGGTGAGATTCCTGTGGTAGTACTATACAACAATAGATCATGGAAACATGGCATAGGTATTTCAGATATTGCTGATGTTGCTGATATTCAGAGAAGCATTTACAGTGACTACAGTGAAATTGCACAATTGATTAAATTAAGTAATCACCCTACTCTAGTTAAAACACACAGCACTGAAGCCAGTGCAGGAGCAGGTGCAATTATCACAATGGATGATAATCTAGATGGCAATCTAAAGCCGTACTTGCTCACACCATCAGGGCAGAACATCAGCACACTGTTAGACACTATTGATAGAAAGGTTGTTGCAATTGAAAAAATGACACACCTTGATAGTGTTAGCGGTCAAAAAAGTGCTCGTAGTGGCGTTGCAATGATGATAGAGCAAAAGGCTCTAAACAGTTTGCTCGCAGACAAAGCAAACAATTTGGCACTAGCAGAAGAGCAGATTTGGCGCCTATGGTGTTTATGGGAAGGTACTGCCTGGGATGGCGATATCGCATATCCAGATAGTTTTGATACACGTGACAGAACACAAGACTTGATGAACCTAAAACTAGCAATGGAAATTGGTGTAACAGATCCACAACTATTGAAGCACGTTCAATCAGGTATTGCACGAGCACTTATAGATGACACTGACCAATTAGCAGAAATATTGGAAAGTATCGCTGGATTTGAACCACACATAATGATCAGCCCAACTGGAGAAGCAGAGGTTGCTGATAGCCAAGCAGAACACCTAGCATTAGGCGAAGCAGGATATAAACACGAAGGTGAATAATGCCAAGAAAACTTGGAAGCACTACTGGCCCGCACTATTACTGTGAAGCAGACAAAGAGTACTGGCAAGATTTGAAAGTTTCATTCAAGAATAAGCCGCCACATATAGGTTATAAAAGAATCGTAAATCAATACAACGATCCAATGTGGATTGTAGATAAACGCTTGAGCAGTAGAAACCACATAGAACACCTAACCTGTTATTATCCAGAATTCAACAGACACAATACAAGCCACGGCCGCTTCAGCGGATTTCGTGCATTAGATATTTGTAGCAGTTATGGTATAAGCAGTAGAG